CCCCAGTCTTAATAGTTCCAAATTCGCTCATGAATACATTAGTTCCATCATGTAAAACATTCATAGTTGTCACATGATATTGAGACCCTCTTGTAACCTGAATTTGATACTGTGCAGATCTATATGTAGATGCTGTAAATGTATCTACAGCAGCTTCTGATGTAGAAGTTTTTGTAGACGTTGCTGATTGTATAGCAGCAACTGATGGACCTCTTCCAAGTTGTAATCCACCACCAGCAGTAACAATACCAACAGAATCAATATTAGTTACATCTTCATATGTTATTGTACCACCAACAGATAGACTGCCTCCCACAGTCATACTTAATGCAACACCAACACCACCATTAATAACTAATGCACCTGTTGATACTGAAGTTGAATTAGTAGTATTTGAAACCGTACTAACACCACTGATCTCTAAATTCTTAAAAACTGATGTTCCTGTGGTATCAATACCAGCAATAGTACCTGTACTTGTAAGAGCAGTACTTGCTATACCAACCCATTTAGAAGTAGATGAATTATAAATTAATAATTCATTATTAGTTCCATCATGAGTTACATCATCAAGGTCTTTAATAAACCCTGCACCACCTCCACCGATGGATCCTAATTGATACTGTACTCTTTCTACGAATAACTTATAATGTTTTTGTAGTTGTTCAATAGTAACAAACTTTTGATCAATTGGTGTAAGAGGATCTTCATTACTTGTTTGTGGAGGATCTTCACCAAGAGGAACATTTGTCTCTATAAGTTCTTGTTGCTTCTCTTTTAACTCTTTAACAAGTTTATATAATTCAGTTACATCTAAAGTAGTATCTTCATATTGATTGTGTAATCTGGCAATATTGCGATTTACATCCCTTCTCAAACTATTAATAGTATCATCATAATATTTTGGTTTTGGTAAATTTTCAATTTCCTTTGACAAACCATCAAAATACCCTTTAGACAGATCCTTGGTTTCTAAGTTCTTTCTATTAAATTCCTTTACTTCTTCCTCAACTCTTTGTTTTAGAACATTATAATGACCAAGTATTTGTTTCTTTAATTTTCTATCATCATCTTTAAACTCTCTATGATGATCCCAAATCCTCATAGCAGTCTCTCTCAATTCTTCATATATCTTACTTTTAGTTTCCTTTAAATTATTAGTTACTTTTTCAAATTCAACTTTATTCTCAAAATCTTTAAGATCAAAATTTTCTGAAATCTCTTGAATCTCTTGATCTATTCTACCTTTAATAGAATCAAGATTATCATTTACTTTTACAAAATCTGAATCAATAACACCAAAAGTTTTTCCTATCCATGAAAAATCAGGAACCTCATTAACTTCATTAACCCACTTTGGAAATATAGGTACAGATTCCTTTACTGCAAGAATGTCTTCTTTAAGAGATTCTAAATCTGCCTCATAATACTTTGGTTCGGGAAGGTTTACAATATCTTCCTTAATGACCCTAATCTTCTCCTCAAGGTCATTTACCTGTTCATCATAATATTTTATCTCTGGTATATCAGCAGCATTACGATCTATCTCTTCTCTTAAAGAAGCAATCTCTTCATCATAATATTTTATTTCTGGTATCTCTGGAGGTTCTGGAATACTATTCCTAACCTCTTCTACCTGTTCAGATAATTTTTCTAATTCTTCGTCATAATATTTAATCTCTGGAATATCTGGAATATCTTTTCTTACGTCATTTATCAGACGTACTATCTCCGTTAAATCTTGTGCCTCTTCTTCTACAGAGCACGGTGTAGTATCTTCTATTTCCTCTTCATCTTCTTCCTTCTCAATAAAGTCGTCTACTGAGGGCAATTCTTCTTCTTTTATATAATCCTCGACTGATGGCAATTTACTCTCAAGTAAATCATCTATCGACGGTAACGTATCCGACATTGTATTAGTAACGTATGTACTTCAGGATTTCTCTCCTTGTATTATTTAGAATCTTTTGGTAGTCCGTTCTTTAATAGTTTTTGTAACTCTGCAGTTGATCCAACAAACAATGCATTATTAACTGTAGATGGTCCTTTAGATTGTGTCTCCTCTTCTACATCTTTCAGTTTTTTCTGAAGATCCATCAACTTATCAGTTGCATCAGAAACACTCTTAATCAACTGTCCTGCGACCTCATATGCCCTTGGCATCTCACTATCCTGTGCAAGTTCAAGAATACCATTAATTGCTTCCTGACCCTTTTCTATGATGCTGTAAAGATTGCCACGAGTATACTCATAATCTTTTTCAATATCATTTTTAGTAAGTCTATCGGGTTTTTGTATCCCAACAGCAGGTTTAACTTCATCTGCTTCTACTACTTCAGTAGATGCGATGTTAAAAGTGTTATCCAATTGTTTAGTCATTGTTATGATGTAGTATCAGTAATTGTACCATCAAACCCAAAGTCATCTCCTTCAGGAATAACAGCACTATCTACACCCATAGTACCAACACTTGTGGATGTAGTTGTAAAGTCAATACCCTTAACCTGTGCTCCAATAACATGATCTATTGGAACTGATCCATCCTTTCCTCTGGTTACATTTAGAGTATTTCCAGACTTGGATCTTACATATATTCTTTCACCATCAATATCAATATACTTCCTTGCTGCAATATCACTTGCATCCTCAACATCTATTGTCTTATCTGCAGCAAGTATATCTGCAGATACTAATGTAACAATATCATCAGTATAATCCTTAAGTGCTTTAGGTGTAACAGAATATGTAAGTTCTCTTCTTGTATTGGTTGTATCTGTACCAGTAAGGTAGTTGATAGTAGACTTCTTGATGATGTCTCCAGAAGCATCGGAAGTAGGACCAAATAAGTATGTCTTTGCAGTAAATCTTAGTGTATAAAGAAGAACTCTTCTACTCTCATAATCCCCTTCATAATCATCCTGCATTGTTACATTTTCAAGTACAACGGGTATATCTCTTTTTTCGTTTATTGCTGAAACTAAATTAACTGTTAAATTATATGATGGTTGAAAATATGGTAATATCTGCTCTGTAATCTGAAGTGCATCATCATTTAATTTACACATAATAGCAAGTTCAAACTGCATATTATATGGAACTGGCATATATGCTTTCTTACTTACAGTATCTGAATCTGGATCTTTTACAGAAAATTGTTGAGTAGTAGTTACTTTTCTTGATGAATCATATGTAAGACCAGTAAACTCAAATGACATTCTTGGTAAAGTAATGGCAAATGGTTTATTTAAATCTGGTGACTGCTCAATTCTTGCTAAAAACTTTTGAGTAGGTCCATATGCCAAAGGAACTTTTACAACAGAACCATCCTGTTTAACAGTAATGTTATTAAACAGGGTTCCAAAGGATATAATTGTCCTCCTTAAAATTTCGTTGTAAAAATACTCAAACATTTTATTTTATAATGATTAGCTACTATTTAGGGAATACCGAATGGATTCTGTTCTGTAAAGTCGATAATAGAATCTGCTTCATTTTCTATGTTTAAATTATCTGCATATTCATCATTATCTGGTTCTATGTTAATTAGTCTTATAACATGAGTAGCACCTGATGTTCCACCTGTTAGAGTTTCTCCAACTACGAATGTACCTGAAACAGAAGCAACCTCAAGAACATTAGTAGAAGCATTCCATGTTCTAACTCTTGCAGTAGTTCCACTGGTTCCTCCAGTAATTATTTCATTAAAGGCAAAGTCACCAGATCCACTTGCACCAGGATCAGAAATACTAATTGTGGGTGCAGTACTATATCCTAAACCAGCATTAGTTATGTTAATAGCAGTAATTGCTCCAGCAGAACTTACAACTGCGGTAGCAGCAGCAGAAACTGTAGTAACACCTGATTTAAATACCTCATTAGTAAAGCTAATTGTTGGTGATGTTGTATATCCTCCACCACCTGATGTAACGGTAACTATACCAATAGTTCCATCACCAATGGTTGAAATACCAGTAGCACCTGCTCCAGTTGCACTAATAAAGGCAATTTTAGGTGCAATAGTATATCCAGCACCAGAGTTTGATAAATCAACATGCTGAACAGATTTAGCACTTGGATTCGCATTTAAATTACATACATTAATTCCACCAATCATCCTTACAGTAGCAATACCAGTTATTCCTCCAGAAGGTGCAGAAGATATTGCAACAACAGGTGGTGTCAAATATCCACCACCCCTATCACCTATAGTGATATATCTAATACCACCTTCAGTTACTATTCCAGTAATAGCAGTTGCAGTAGCTCCTGTGCCAACAAGAGTTAAGGTTTGTGTTATTCCTTGTATGGTACTAATGCCATCATCAGTTGTACCGTCACCATCATCACCAACTAAATTATCATCAATATCATCAACACCCGTAGAAATAACCTCATCCTCAATTCTGAATAGTTCACACTGAAGTTCATATGTATATAAATCTTGTAACTGATAATATGGTTTTGCGTATTCAATATCTTTTATTTCATAAAGACGATCATCAAGTGGAAACCATATCAAGTCCCCAGTCTTAGGTCTTGTAGAAAGTTTAATATTTGATTGATCTTCTATTAAAGGTGTTATATAATTTTCAAATCTTTCTCTTGAAATAACTAATCTAACCTCATCTTGAGATTGAAGTCCAAACTTACTTAATAAATTTCCAGCACCAGAATACTCATCATAATTATCTACATATGCCTCTAAAGGTAATGCAAGATCAAATTTAGATGAGACAACTTCTCTTATAACAGTTTTTTCATCTACATACTTTCTTGGTAAATAAAATATTTCAACACCGTATGTTCTTAACTGTTCGTTGATTAAATCCTGAACTAAATTTTGTTCAGAAGTTGTTCCTTGAGTAAAATAGGGATTAAGTACCATAACATTATCCTATCATATCGAGAGGAGGAACTTCATAAGTATTAGACATTATTTCTTGAATCTTATCAAGTTCAACTACAGCATCATCATACATCTGTCTACCATTTAATTCAATTCCACCAGGTAATTTAACACCAACAAATTTCATTAAATTTTGTCCCCATTGTCTTTTAATAAGAGCAGTTAAATATCTCTTTAAAAATGAATCATTATAAACACCAGTATATGTATTAGGATCCAAAATCCTAAAGCAATCAATAACCAACCAATTATCTTTTTCTTCTGAATCCCAATCAATATCCAAATATAATCTATCCTGTCTTTGATTAAATCTTATTTGTTTATCTGTAGTTAATAGTCTATCAATATCTTCCAGATAAGTCTTTGTCATTGCATACTGAAGTAGATCAAGTGAATTGAATTGATATAAATCATTTAAAAACAACTGATATTTAATACTAAACATTCCAGTTGATATAGTACTGCTATCAAACTTAAAGACTTTTTCTATACCAATTACAGAATCAGGAACTTGTAGAAAATTAGAGGTTTCGTACCAAGTAGAAGTAGTAGTCCCATATCCACTTATACTTGTAGAAGTTGCAGTGGTAGTTACTATACCAACAGTATTGGTGCTATCATCATCATTATGTGCTTGTCCTCTATTAAGTTCATCTTCTGTTATCTTATGCTTCAAATACATTCTCTCGACACCATCAAAGTGTCTTTCCTGAAAATATTGAAGAGCATCATCAATCAGATCCTCAATTTGTTCATCAGCAACATTGACCTCCAAGACAGGAGCACCCAGCTGTCTTAAACAATATTGTTTTAATTGTGTTCTACTTGCTGGTTTTGCCATTTAAGTATATTCTCCCTCTAATATTTATGGTATGGAAGATATGCCTGAATAGACATATACATTCCCACTAACAAGTTTGAATACCGTAGATCCAGAATCAACGTTAACATCAAACATATATCTACCCTGATCCAATGCTGCTGTTGCAGTTGCACCTAAAGATAATTTTATCTTTCCATCATATGCACTTGTAAACCCAACGGTAAAAATTGCATTCTGGAAATTACTTGCTCCAACACCAACACTCTTTGATATTGCAGCATGACCAGTATAACCAGTTAAATTAAAATTATTACTTGAAGTATCTTTAACTTCTAAATTATTAACTGAATTAGAACCACCATAAACTACCAGATTCACTCCAAAAGGAACTCCTGAATCAGGGTCAAATGTTACTGTTTTAGTTGCCATTTACTAACTCCTTGAGAAGAGACTTAATTTCATTCATTTCACTTTTTAAATTAGCAAGTTCTTGTTCAACATTTTCTGATTTTTGAACTTCTTGTTTCTTAACTGAACGTCTTGCAATGTATTGTTCATAATCAGTGGAATTCACATTAACTATTGAGTTTGTTTTAGGATCTCTTGCAAGATCAGAATGTCCTTCAAGTTTATACATATCAAGCAAGTGCCATAACTCTCAAGTCTTTTACTCTTGGTACATAGACCTGATTGGTAGAAGTTAATACAAATTTGATTCTGTATGATCTAAATGCGGGTAGTTCATCAGCAGTAAATGTATACTCATTAAACTCAAGAGCATTAGAAGTAAATCCAAATGAATTTGTCTTCTTAATGAATGAATCAGATCTACCATCACTCTTTTCAGCAGAGATTACCTGACCTCTTGAATTTAAATTATTATATCCAGGGAATGGAACAAATACTGGTTTAAATCCTTCATTATTACTGATAGCATAGAATGCTCTAATATCAGCATCTTTGTTAATGTGAGCAGTTAATAAGAGTTTCAAAGAAGTTGCTGAATTTTCTAATTGTATTTCTTTAGAAATATACTGACAAGCAGTTGGATCAGCACCAAGAGTACAAACTCTATCATCAGTAGCATAGTCTTTAATAACATCATTTACTCTATTTGAAGTAAGAATAATAGATGTTCTTTGACCATCAATAACTGGTGATACATGAGAATCCATTGTATTCAATAAAAGTCTCATATTTAAAGACTTATTACCAGGAATCTGACTTAACTTCTGATCTTCATTAACTTTAGAAGCAATCATTCTTGTTGTATTAAGATAATTTGCCTCATTAACAGTCACAGTTTCAAATCCATTATCAATAAATGGTATTTCATTACCACTTAAACTCTTACTGGTGATTGTTCTCATTTCAGCATTAAGTGTTGTTCCAGCAACAGTCAAGTTATGAACAATAGGAGTAATTATCTCATAAGGCATGTTTTGAGTTGCCTTAACATTTAATCCACCAGCAGATTTTGATTGATTAATATAGAGTTTACCATTTCCAGTATCAACACTTCTATCATCATTACCACTATAGAATTTCTCTGACATATCCAATTTAATATTATAAGAATCAAATGTAATTGATCCTTCAACATCAGAAGCAGTTGTAGTTGATAATCCGTGTGTCTTATTAATTCTCTTCAGGTTAATTCCACCAAGTTCATACTTATAAACTGGAGTACCGACAGGATAACTTACTGGATTAGATCCTCTTTCAAGTAAAGAACCACCAATAGTATTTCCACTAACAGTATTGTACTGAATTATCTCATCACCAATCATAAGATAACCTGTATTTGTTGTACCAACACCTACACCTTCAAAGGTTGTAAATGTAGAAGCAGAAGCAACAGATATACTTGCAGTTGATGAAGCATCATATGCAGCAGTCAGTTTAGTTGGTTTGGAATCTGGCATAACTCCAGAAATCTTAACCAAATTATCTGTAAAGTACATTCCATGATTCTTATGGTTCACCTGAATATGAGTACCATCAGTTTCTTCAGTAATCGTAGTTGTTTGAACTCTACCACCATATCCAGTAGGTTTTCCAGAATTTAATTCAGTTGATACACCAGCACTACTGGTATAGAACACTGTATGTATTCCAGAAGAATTAGTTAACCATCCTCCTTGAACAT